AAAATGTTGCATGTGTTCTGATATAAATATCTTTTCCATGAGATTTTGTCATTGGGGCGTCTCTTGGATATATAAAGTCCCGAAGATTTCAATATTGGGGTTCGTTTCATAAAGTTTTTTCATATTCAACCTCTCAGACCCCTTATTGCCACAGTATCTCTGCGCTGGTCCCTATCTAATGACTTCCCCGCCAATTTCTTTTTTCGGCGTCTACTTAAAGGAACAACCCCAGATTTTTTGTTTTGGGGTAATCTTCCTAAATTAATTTCATAATTTCCCATACTTAATACTTGCCACAGATTTTGCTTGGTGGTGCGTTTTCGTAAAAGTTTTTTATAATTATCTCCTTACTTCTTCTGGAGAGTTGAAACGCAAATTTTGCACAGTTCGTAAAAGTTTTTCATATTTAATTACTTCCCCTTGGATTTGAGAATGGGACGTCTAGATGTATTAAGTCCACAAAATTTTGATATTGGGGTTCATTCTTCATAATTATCTCCTCCCTTCTTCTTGAAGAGGTAAAGAGAAGATCTTGCGCTTGACAAGAAATAAATAACACTGTACGATAGAAGGCAAACCGAAGGAGAAGAAGAGTACAAAAGAAGCCGAGATATCTCGATGACATAAAGGTTTACTGAAGGACCGGAGGGTCACACTCGTTACGCAACTGGTGACAGGAAAGACATTCGGGCACGCCTACCTAAAGAGTGAGGATTTGAATCGCACGATAAACTGGAACAACACATTTGACGATGTGCCAGTCACTGCACGGAGAACATTAGGACTTGAAGGATAGGTTCGGAACTAGCAACAGCCCAAGCGGTTCCGACACACGGGCAACTAGAGCCATATCTAGGGAGAGTGGGCGCACTGAACAAAATAGGTGCGTTTGGGGTCCAAGAAGTAAATAGATCGTATATTCTTATTACAGGTTCTACCTAGTGCCTCTCGTGTAGCAGCGTCAACTACCACACGAAAGGGTAGGTTAGCCTTGCCAAAAACAAGACTTGAGAGTAGAATAAACCTATGAAGAAAGAGTATCTAGTTCGATTAACTTACGAAGTTGCTGTAGAAGAGGACTGTGGAACAGATGCCCTTCACACGGGGGTGGACTTTATCTCTGAGTATGCCCCCTCAGAATGGTCTGTGAAACAAATTAAAGTTTCCGTGCCAGAATCCAGCGAAGTCTACGAGTTCAGCAAAAAGAAAGAGCGAGAAGAGGATTCCTAAAATGGTCCAGAGTAAGAGCGAACTGGAGGCGTGGTATCACGATATTGACCCGTGGAAGTACCGAAAAGACCCAGATGATGCGTACAGAAAGAAGTTTTATCTAGCAATTCTTGAAGACTTAGGTCCAGCCTTTGACCGGCTCTTAGATGTTGGGGCAGGAGAAGGCTGGATAACGAAAGATGTTCTCGCAAAAGAAAAGCATGCGATAGAGTACAGCGATCTTGCCTCAGACAGGTTCCCCGACTCCGTAGAAAGAGTCTCTGCCCCTCAAGGCAAGTACGATTTAGTGATGACGACTGGAACATTGTACACACAGTACAATCACGCTGAAATAGCGGAAACACTTGTGAAGGCTGCTGATGTAGATGTTGGTACCCTAGTATTTATTGGAGGCATAAAAGACTGGTTACTGCCTTATGACTTTGGGACAAAAATCAGGCACTTTGAGTTCCCCTACAGAGAGTACATACATGTGGTTGACGTCTACGAATTTACCCATGAAATTAAGTGGGGTTGGTTACAGTGAGACTCGCACACAACATCGGAACAGAAAAGCATTCAAACTACCACACAAGAGAACAAATACTTGCTTGTGATGAGCCTATTGGGTTTGACGGGGTTTACCTTAACGTGTATGAAAACCAAGACGTTCTTGAAGGAAAATCTGGGATAATGTTTGTCATGGGGGATTACATGGGCAAAGGCAACGCTTTTGATCTCATGAACGTTCCGAAATTAGAGCGTTACTGCACTTTATCGCAAGTAAAAGAAATGTGTGATAAGTATGACTTCGAGTTGGGGTGGCACACTTGGACCCACCGAAATCTTTGCTATCTGAGCGACAAGGAAGTAATACAAGAAATAACTTCCCCTTTTCCCACTAAGTATTTACGCTACCCACATGGGGAGTACGACAACAGAGTTGTTGAGTTAGTGAAGCAAGCAGGCTATGAAAAAGCATACTCTGTCACGCAAGGAGTCTTAGCAGGGGACGCCCCTGATTCAGAATACAAAATTTTTAGCGACTACGTTGACTGGATGCCATAACAATGTCCCTAGCGTCCGCCAAAGAAGTTTACCTTAAAAAAGGTGTTGCTGTGCTTCCAGCAGTTTTCACAGAGGAAGAGTGCGACAGAATGAAAGTTGAGGCGTACTCAGTAACAGATGAACAAATCACAAAAGCACGGTACCCCCACGTACCAAGCGAGCAAGCATACAACAAGAAGTCACTGATATTCTTTCCCGCATTAGCAAACTTTTACCTAAATAAAGTTAGAACAGATCCAAGAATGGTTGATATAGTTAGCACATTTCTAGGTGACAATGTTCGTCAAATAAATAACCAAGTCTACTTTAGAGAACCCAACGATTTAGATACATTTGCGTGGCACAGAGATGACATCTTCCGTGAAAGCGATTTATTTACTGAAGCAGTTTCAACTGATTACCTTCAAACCATCATAGCAATAGATGACATTACAGAAGACAATGGTGCCGTAGAGTTTATTGAAGGCTCGCACGACTGGCCAAGTTTTGAAGCCCCTAGGGACTTACGGAATTTTACCCGATCAGGACTATCAGGAACCAAGTACATAGCGCTAAAAGGAGATGTAATGGTATGGTCCGTAATGATCGTACACGGAAGCGAAGTGAATACTTCAAACTTGTCTAGAATGACCTACATGAATGGATTTTGCAAAGCGGACAGCGTAAGTTCATATCCAGACTACCTTAAAAACGGCAAGGTTGTTCACGAGATAAATCCAGAAAAGATACCGTAATGCTAACAATAGTTGTAGCGTCATACCAATACGGACACCTTGCCTCCCATTGCATTGAGAGCCTGTTGTCCCAAACCGTAAGCCCAGAAAAAATCCTTTTTGTTGATGATGGTGTTGGCGACTGTGAACACCTTCCACAGTTCTACCCAGAAGTTGAATACACCTTGCGAAAAGAAAACATGGGGACAGTCGATAATTTTCAAGACATGCTCATGAAAGTAGACACAGAATACACGATGTTCTTAGGTGCAGACAACTGGTTGAGATCAGACACAGTAGAAACGCTACTAGAACAAGACGCAGACATTGTGACGTATGAAATCATGGTTACAGGTGAGCAAAAAATGGGACACAGATCTGCTCAAGATGAAAGCATGGTTGGTGGAGACATTCATTGGAAGTGGGACGGGCACCATGGATCAATGATGTACAGAACTGCCATTGGACAAAAAGCAGGATACGTTAGACACGAAGAGTTTACAGAAGGTAATGCCGCCTGTGAAGATTGGGCACTTTGGGACAGAATGCTAGAACTAGGCGCTACGGTGTCGCACGTTGAAGAACCCCTGCTTTACTACAGGCGACATAGAGAAAACTTTATAGACTGTAGCACTACTGAGTAATTATTTTTTGAACTTGTTGTGCATCTAGAAAGATGGTTGCGGTTCCAGCGCCAATCTCAACTTGTTCCATTGAAACCCCAAAGTGTGATGCAAGTGTGGCACGATTCTTTAATTCAGTCATAGCGTCGAACTCCTCCAACAGACCGTCTTCTGAAAAAACTTCAATCAACGTCTTAGGTGCAGGATTAAGACACTCTTTGCAACACAATTTGTCAATTTGAATTTTTGGTTTCCTACTGGACTCTATCGAGTGATCACACTCAAGGACTATGTGCCAACTCGTATTGCCATAGCCACCAATACGCACCGCTTCTCTTACAAGCCTCTTTGGTCCACGCTTACTCATACACCTATACTACTTTGACCCTTGACCTGAAGCAATAACCACCATACAATATATGCATGGATAAAGACAAACTTTTAGAAGATGCAATGAACCAAATTGAGAAACAGTTTGGGGCAGGTACGTTAATGAAACTAGGCGATGCCGCTACCATGGAAGTTGAAACTGTTTCAACAGGTTCAATCGCATTAGATCTTGCACTAGGTGTAGGCGGACTACCCAAAGGTAGGGTCACAGAAATATACGGACCAGAGTCATCAGGAAAAACAACTCTTGCACTACACGTTATTGCAGAGGCTCAAAAAAATGGTGGCAAATGTGCATTTATTGATGCAGAGCACGCATTAGATCCAATTTATGCAGAAGCAATTGGGTGCGATGTTCAAAATCTTCTCGTAAGTCAGCCAGACACAGGAGAACAGGCTCTTACAGTCACAAATAAACTAATAGAGTCTGGAGCCTTAGATGTTGTAGTTATTGACTCTGTTGCAGCCCTAACACCTCAAAAAGAAATAGAAGGTGAAATGGGAGATAGTTTTGTCGGCTTGCACGCTAGGCTGATGTCACAAGCCATGAGAAAAATAGTTGCAAACTTAAACAATTCAAAAACAATTTTAATAATGATTAATCAACTCCGAGAAAAAATTGGAGTAATGTTTGGATCCCCTGAGGTTACAACAGGCGGGAAAGCGTTAAAGTTTTACGCTTCTGTAAGGTTGGACATTCGGAGAATTGAAACTCTTAAGGCAGACGGAGAAGCGTCAGGAAACAAGACACGAGTCAAAGTTGTTAAGAACAAAGTGGCTCCCCCCTTCCGACAAGCAGAATTTGAGATCACCTACGGAGAAGGCATTAGCCGAACTGGAGACATTGTAGACATTGCCGCCGAAATGGGAATCATTGATAAAAAAGGTGCGTGGTACGCTTACAACGGTGAAAACATCGGTCAAGGTCGAGCAAACACAAAAATATTTCTAGACGAAAATGTTGATATTCGTGAGACAATTGCGGATACAATTTACTCAAATATTCTACCCGACTAAAAAAGTTACTTGACATTTACATATACCTGTGCTAAAGTGGTTAGTAAACCAATTAACACAGGAGATCAAATGGCTAAACTTACAAAAAGGAAAAAAACAAACCGTCAGGTTGCCTACAACTGGCTACCAGAAGAAGAGCGACCCATTGAGTTGGAAAGCCTCAAACTTGAAGGTTTTAGATTTCCTCTAGAAAAAGATAGAGTGTTCAAAGTCAATACTCGCAAGAAAATGAACGCAAGAGGCTGGTGGAAAGTTACCGCTATTGAGCAATGGCCAGATGGGACTATTTGCGTAAATGCTTGGTGGTCCACATCACGCTACTACTCAGAGAAAGCACACTCTATGTTTCGAGCATGCTTTCCAGATGAAATAAAATCAATTACGAAAGACGTAGTTTCTGGCAAGGGGCACGCTCCGAAAAGAAACAAGTAACTTTACGACAAAAAGAAATCCCCCACCCCGAAGGGTGAGGGATAACTTTAGTTAGTGAAAAGGTAAACAAAAGAAGTAAAAAACCCTTGCCTCTAACTGAAACTATTATAAGCAGTTCAGTTGAAATAAATCAAGCGCTACTTAATAATGTCCTACTCGATTACTGAAGCGGACTCTTTGTTACCAACTTTAGTGGCAACAAAAGATTTCACTACTGATAGTGCAGCAGCGAGAGCAGCAGTTGCTGCACCTTTTGCGGAACTAAGATCAGTAACCACGAACATGGCTGCAAATGTTTGAGCGAAAGTCATAACTGCACGCTCTCCAACCTGCTTGATAAGATCCATGTTGATTTCTGGCATTAAATTTCTCCTTGTTAGGGGATATAAACGAGACGTTTTGTCTCCTTCATATTCTACCGCACAGAGATATCATCTGTCTAGTAACGTTTAAATAAAAGTTTATCTAAGATTTACTAATTTGTGATATCGCTTTTTGGAGCATTAAAAGCCGAATCAATTTCTGCTTGATCAAGAATACCGTCATCTGCAAAGGCTGCGGCTAGTTTTTGAACAACGGCTGCCGTGGAAGTTACACCTGCTAAAAACGCAGCCTTCCATGGATCGATACCACCGATCAAACTTGAGCCACCAATGATAGCCATTGCGTTCATACAAAACACCGCACCAATACGTGCAAGTGTGTTCCAAAGCATGCTACTCGTCTGTTTCATCTTCTCTCTCATCATCTATATAGTCTAATATGGTTCCAATCAAGTGTAGTGCAAGACCAGCAAAAGATATATATATTCCCTGCCTTAAAGTCGTTGAACTCAAAGTGATTAAAACCAAACCAGTTCCGGCTAAAGTCCACCCAAGGTAAGCGAATTCTCTAAATACCCTGCGTAAACCACCTATGATTATTTTTCCTATACTTTTTACTTTATTCACGGCACCTCCTTACTTACCTCGTTGTGCGCTTGCTTTTGCGCTTGCTTTTGCTTTCGCTCTTTTTGATCCTCCGCTTGAAGATCCACCGCCTCCACCACCGGAGCCTCCTCCGCCACCGCTTCCACCACCAGATGGTTTCGGTCCAGCGCTGGCGCTTGCCGCAGCAGCGACACTTACTGCTGCACTAGCAGCAACAACGGTACGACGTGTTTCAGTATCAACTGCGGAACCTTCAGCAACATATTCATTAAAGGCTTCATCATCAAAGATATCTACTTCTTCTTCAAACTCCGCCTTCACGTCATCGTCTGCTTCGTTAACCGCTTGAACAAGCACTTGAACAGCGGCTCCGCCTTCATCAACTATCTGCTCAAACACTTCTTCGTTTTCCAATACTTCTGTAATTTCTTCTACGGTTACCTCACCATCAACAATGTCAAGGAAGTCCTCAGCGAATTCCTCATCAATTTCATCTAACTCTGTAATGACTTTTTCTTCAGCCACGTCAATTTCAGAAAGGTCTACGTCTTCAATGTCAATGCCAAGATCGTTAAACTCTAGGGCAAGTTCTTGATCTTCTTCCTCAATCTCAAACTCTTCAAAGAACTCTTCCACTGAAAGTTCCTCCCCTTCATCATCAACAAATGTAAACTCCACCTCTTCTCCATTTATTGTAACCATCTCAACGGGTACGTTCGGGTCCAATGGATCTGGATCTACATCATCGGTAAAGCCGTCGCCATCACAATCAGGATCCCACAAACAGTCAACCTCATCGTTGAACCATTCTTCTGCATCGAAAACACCGTCCCCATCAGTATCAACTGTGAGGAAAGGAGCATCTGGATCAAGAGGATCAATATCTTCAAAGTCTACAATTCCATCAAAGTCACAGTCAGGGTTCTCAATACATTGTTCAAATTCTTCTTGGTCAAACACAAGGTCGCCATCAGAGTCAATTGTTAAGAAAGGTAAGTCTGGGTCAAAGTCGTCAGGGTCTTCAAAGTCCCAAGTTCCATCAAAGTCACAGTCTACAACGTCCTCGCAACCCTCTTCTTCCCCTCTGTCAAACACAAAGTCACCGTCTGAGTCTATCGTCCACACAGGAATGTCCGGCTCAAAATCGTCAGGGTCATCAAGGTCGCCAGTACCATCGTCGTCACAGTCAATGTCCCAAACACAGCCTGGCTCTTCACCCCTATCAAAAACACCATCCCCATCGTTGTCTATGGTCCATACAGGCACATCGGGTTCATAATCATCTGGGTCTTCAAGGTCATTTGTTCCATCGTTATCACAGTCAACCGTGTATTCACAACCTTCTTCTTCGCCTTGGTTAAACTCTCCGTCACCATCGTCATCTATAGTCCAAACAGGAATGTCTGGATCATGATCTTCAGGATCATCAAAGTCCATTGTTCCGTCATTATCACAGTCTTCGAAATACATACATTGGACTTCTTCTCCTGTGTAAAGATCTGTTCCGTTTTCTTCTTCTTGATCAAACACACCGTCACCGTCAGTGTCCACTGTTAAAAACGGAACATCTGGGTCAAAGTCGTCAGGGTCTTCCGCATCTCCAGTACCATCGTCATCACAATCAGAGTTGTCTTCACACCCTTCTTCCTCTTCAGCATCAAAAACTCCGTCACTATCGGTATCAACTGTTAATACCGGAATGTCTGGGTTGGTGTCATCAGAATCCGCAAAGTCTCCCGTGCCATCATCATCACAGTCCTCATCATTTACACAACCTTCAGTTTCCTCAGCGTCAAACACGCCGTCTCCGTCTGTGTCCACGGTAAGGGTTGGTATGTCTGGATCTGTATCATCTACGTCGTGGAAGTCGTCTGTTCCGTCGTCATCACAGTCAGTATCGTCAGCACAGCCTTCGGTTTCTTCTGCGTCAAACACTCCGTCACCGTCAGTGTCAACAGTTAAAGTTGGTATGTCTGGATTAGTATCGTCGGGATCGTCGGCGTCTCCAGTACCGTCATCATCACAATCTGCATCGCTTTCACAGCCTTGAGTTTCTTCTGCGTCAAAGACGCCATCACTATCTGTGTCCACAGTTAAAACCGGAACGTCAGGATCAAGGTCATCAGGATCTTGGGCATCATCTGTGCCATCGTTATCACAGTCTACGCTGTTCTCACAGCCCGTGTCTTCCTCTGCGTCAAACACACCATCGCCATCTGTGTCTACTGTCAGAACAGGAACATCTGGATCAGTGTCATCTGGATCAGTAGCATCGCCTGTTCCGTCATCGTCACAATCAACGTCGTTAACACAACCTTCGGTTTCAGCGCTATCCACAACGCCATCACCATCAGTGTCAGGCTCTCCAATAAGTATGGTCACTTCATTAGACCAACCTGAGTAATATCCATAGGTGTCATTGTCTGATCTAACATCAAGCCTGTATGTTTGGTTAAGACCACCAGTGCCTTCAAATGATGAATAAGGTATCGTTATCTCAGTGTTCAAAGCGTTAGCACCGCCCACGTTACCAGTGGATATCCCCCAACCAGCATTAGGTGGAATGTTCCAAGATATTGCATACCGCTCAACAGGAATATATCCCGTGTTAGGTTCATCCCAATCTAGAGTTATTGAGTCGCCATTATCCGTAACAGTTAGGTTCATCGGAGGGCCAACCGATGGGGCAACGTTATAAAGAGGTGTATTGTTGCTAACAAGACTGTATGTTAAGTCTCCCCAATCCTGAACATAGTCTGGGTTACCCGTGCCTCCATTAACCGTAGACCCAGAGTTTTCATCCCAGTAGCCCGCCCTTATTCGATAGATACCAGCAGGATACGTTCCTGTAATTTTTGCACTAACACACTGACTGTTTTCAATGTGCCCAGCATCATCGTCTTCAGTCAAATAGGTATCGTTATTATCGTAGTCGTACAGAAAAAGGTACGGATCGGTGCCCGATGTTTCCCAGTCAATTTCGCTACAAGCCTCATCGGAGTTTCCATACAAAGTTATTTCGGTTTCTTGATCTAGATAAAAGTACCAGTCAGATAATCCAGTCACTTGATATGAACTTGCCCATGCAGAAGTAGGGGCAAACCAAGCAGTTAACAAAAGCCAAACAAAGCATGCTTTGGCCATTCTTCGAAATAGATTACCACGACGGCGCTTCATCTCGCTCCCAATACACAAGTACACACTACCTCTATTCTACATCGGGCAACACTTGCCTTATTTGAAGGTCATGGTATAATAGATAATATGCCAAGTTACACATACCAATTCGTAGAAACAGAAGAGATTATTGAGGTTTATCAGTCGATAAAGGAAGATACTCTAACAGAAATAGAGCATCCAGAGACTGGTAAGAAAATGACCGTTAAAAAAATATTCTCTGCACCTGCAATAAGTGGGTTTACCCCTACGCCCGCAACTGTGGCACCAACGTATAGATCAGATAGGTCTACGGCTTGGAACTCAGCACAGATAGAATAACGCTATTATAAAGGTATGTCGAAAATAACCTTTATGATGGGAACCATGTCCTCTGGGAAAACGACTCATCTGTTGCAGTCACATTTTAACCTAAACCAAGCATTCCCTAATCAGGTTATGCTGATGAACAAGAACGACAGATCCGGTGACTCTGTGTGCACCAACAGAATGGGTGGAATGAGTTTGTCTACAGGGGTCTGTGACAAAACGTCTCTTGTTGATGCGATTAATGAATGGGAAGAAGCCATGGGCGACGAAGTACAATACTTATTTTTAGACGAAGTGCAATTTTTCTCAATAGATCAAATAAATGAACTTCCTCAGTTGGCTGACCATCGACACATAGATATCTTTGCATATGGACTGTTAACAACCTACAAAGGAAACTTATTTCCGGCTAGTGCCCGCTTGCTAGAAGTATCTGATCAAATCGTTCATTTAAGAAATGGTGTTCGTTGCTGGTGTGGTGCTAGAGCAACGCACAACGCATTATTCAAGGCCGGCAAAAAGATGTCCAGCGGGGAAATAGAGGTTGTGGACAATGATGAGTCAGCAATTGATTACCAAGTCATGTGCAGAAAGCACTTCTTAGAGCATGTTGGATTTTCGCTATAGCGACACAGAGAATGACTGCCTGTCGGAGTCTTCGCCGTCGTGTACTTGCAAGTCTAAAGAATCAAAGATCATGGTAACAACTTGCAACATGTCATCACGTGTTTCTTCTTCTTCATCTTCGTGTGGGTCATAAAGATCAACCAAAACATCTACAAACTTGTCAAAAAGTTTTAATTTATTTTCATCATTTGTACTCATAATAGTATGGTAGCAAACTATTTTATAGAAATCCACTAATTGGCCTTGACAGAGGTAAAGCACCACGCTAATATAGAAAGCATCTGCAAAGATAAACACCTAAATGGAAGGACACTTACATGAGTAACGCAGACGTAGTAATTAAAGGTAATGTCACCGCTGACCCTGAGTTGAAATTTTCCAGCAATGGAAATGCACGACTGGTTTTTTCAGTCGCATCAAATCGCAACTTTCAGGTGAACGGTGAGTGGCAGAAGGAAACTTCATTCTTCAATGTAGTAGCATGGCGTAAAACCGCCGAAGACGCTGCTGGAGTCATTGAGAAGGGACTACCTGTTATCGTAACTGGGCGCTTAGAACAGCGTTCGTGGGAAGATAAAGAAACAGGTGCAAAGCGATCAACTGTTGAAGTTGTCGCCGATGCTGTAGCCGTTAATGTGTATACAATTGAAAACTTGACTCGTCGCCAATATGATGGTAGCGGATCAAGCAATACTCAATCAAACACATCAAAAGCAACAGTTCCATCTTCAGACCCATTTGAAGACTTCTAATTGTCGATTTGTGATAGCCGGTCCCTTGTAAAGAGGGATCGGCTTACAAATTAATATTGACATTTACTAGAATTAGGAGTAACCTTTTATTATGGACAAAAACGAATGTAAAGCCGCCGTTGAACTGTTAAGCGTGACATGGGGACAATCCGTGGACGCATCTTCACTCACTGTTCGGGCTAAGGGCTTTTGGGAATACATTAACGACTTGCCCTACGATGACGTCAAAGACACAATCACTCATCTAGGGCTATCAGGAAAAAAGTGGGCACCTCGACCAGGTGAACTTCGTATCGCTGTATTAGCAAAAATGCGTGACGAGGATTTGCCTCCAGAACCAGAAGAGGCATGGACGGTTTTGCAAGCAATCGGACAAAAGATCTACAGTGGTACTTATGATTATGACAAACCACACCCTGTGTTGGCAGACACAATTAAACGATTGGGGACTGGTGCAACTGCGCTAACCACCAACGCAGATCGTGCTATGTTTATTTCGCTTTACGAGAAAACAAGAGAGGCTTATATTTTAGAAAGGTATGGATATGACTCAACCAATTGATGATGTACTCGCAAGAGTCAACCACAGTCAATCAGGAAAGAACCAATGGGACGCAAACTGCCCATGTCGAAACGACGATGACAATCCATCACTACGCATTTCTGTAGGCAACCAGAATCAGGTTCTTATGAAGTGCCTACGTGGGGGTGGATGTGACTTGGGAGAGATTTGTACTTCTATCGGACTTGAGGTGACTGACTTGTTTCCTAAGGACACAACTAAACCTAAAAAGCCTAAATTAGAATTGGTTGAGACATATAAGTACTTTTATGCCGATAACACCCTTGCACTTGAAGTCCTTAGATATGTTGATGGAAAAGGTAAAAAGACTTTCCGTCAAAGAAAGCCAGATGGTGCTGGTGGATATGATTGGTCAACCTCTGATATTGAAAAGCCACTATACCGCCTACCACAAGTCATACAAGCAATTGAAGACGGAAGACCAGTATATGTTGTGGAAGGCGAAAAAGATGTTCACTCTCTTGAAGCGCTAGGAAAAACAGCAACTACAAATGCTGGTGGTGCAGGTGGAGAAGGACAAAAGAAGTGGACAGCAGAACACACCAAAACCCTAACAGGGGCAAAGGTTGTAATAATCTGTGACAACGACGAAGCAGGATATCTTCATGCCAGATCAGTAAATGCAGATCTTACATCGGCTGGAGCGAATGTTAAAGTGTTTAAACCAAGCACGCACAAAGATGTAAGCGACATGCTTGAGGCTGGGGAAACCCTACAAGAGGGACTGGTACCTTTCGACACAGAGCAGTACGAGCCTACGAAAGAGGTTGAGGATAGCAACAACCTCACTCAATTGATTGACTCACTTCAGGGCATTGACTCAAGTCAGCCTGAAGCGGTTATCATGGGGCGTGCTTCAGCAGCCTTTGACACATTCATAACAGCAAAAGACAGACAACACCAAGATAAAGGTGTACGTGTTGAATGGAGTCCATTCCTTGAAACAAACGTAGATCTTTCATATGATTGGGTTATACCAAACCTTTTAGAAAGACAAGAACGTGTAATTGTTGTGGCCGCCGAAGGCGCTGGTAAAACCACACTAGCCAGACAAGTTGCACTAATGTCATCTGCTGGAATTCACCCATTCCGTAGAGACGCAATGGATCCAGTTCGCACATTAATGATTGACTTAGAAAACCCTGAACGCATCATTAGGCGTACATCACTCAGAATCTATGACAAAATCAAATGGCACAAAAAGCATGATCAGATGGATGCCCATCTAATGATGAAGCCAGATGGAATTAATTTGCTGACCCCTGCTGATAGGGCGCTAGTAGAAGAACATGTTGCTTCTGTGGAGCCAGACATTCTTTTCTTTGGACCCCTGTATAAGGCGTTCCTTGATCCAGGTGGAAGAACAGCAGAATCAGTATCTATTGAGATTGCTCGATTCCTAGACTACCTACGACACACGTATAACTGCGCACTATGGATTGAACACCACGCTCCGTTAGGCTCTGGTGGGCAAAGAGACTTAAGACCGTTCGGTTCAGCGGTTTGGTCACGTTGGTCAGAGTTTGGTATTGCACTTTCTCCAGATCCTACAGATCCAGAATTGATTGAGTTTAAGCATTACCGTGGGCAACGAGAAGCACGTGAGTGGCCAACCCTATGTAGACGAGGAAACAAATGGCCATTTGAAGTTGTTGAATTTGCTCAATACACAAACACAATTAATGCGTCAGCACCAGATCGAAGTGATGAGGAATTGAACGAGGCTTTAGAAAACGAAGAGTTTGACGATCAGGTAACACCATGGTAACAAAACTTGACAAAATGATCAATTTTATATACAATTATACTATCGCTCTCAATACGCAAACACACACTTGAGTATAACACGAGGCGGTTGGTTTGCCTCCGACTGATCGGGGGCAAATCTATTTATAAGGAGAAATATGAACAAAAGAGTACTACTAACAGGCGGGCTTGGATTTATTGGCTCACACACTGTAGAACATTGGCTAAAAAATACTGACTGGGAAATTGTGGTTTTAGATGCCTTACGTTTTTCAGGGAGGATTGAACGACTAACAGATATTGAAGGCTACGACCCCTCAAGAGTTACTGTGGTTTGGCATGACTTAAGAGCACCATTGCATTCACAAGTACAAGACAAGATAGGAAAGATTGACTACATCGTAAACATGGCATCTGACTCCCACGTGGATAGATCAATTACACACCCTGTTGACTTTGTACAAAATAACGTTAACTTGGTACTAAACATGTTGGAATATGCTAGAGAAGCACAACCTGAAAAGTTTATTCAAGTTTCTACTGATGAAGTGTATGGTCCTGCTCCAGCCGGACACAATCACGCAGAAGGGGAACCACATCGACCCTCTAATCCATATTCTGCATCAAAGTCAGCACAAGAAGCGATTGCTTACTCATACTGGAGAACTTTTAATGTACCAGTGATTATCACAAACACCATGAACAACTTTGGAGAACGTCAACACCCAGAAAAGTATGTTCCTATGGTAATTAAAAAAGTGTTATCAGGAAATCTTATTGAAGTGCACAGCAAGCCGAATGAAAATGGAGAATGGACAGTTGGATCCAGAGTGTGGCTACACGCTAGGAACCACGCAGATGCAATTCAGTTTATATTAGAAAACGTAGATGTAGACTACTACATTGACAGCAATGGCACTCCAGATATTCAACGCTTTAACGTTGCTGGAGAAAAAGAGATCGACAATCTAGAGATTGTAAACATGATTGCGGATATTGTGGGAGAAGAGCCAAACTATGAGTTGGTAGACTTCCACTCAAGTCGCCCAGGTCATGATCTTCGTTATTCCCTAGATGGATCGAAACTTAAAGAGTATGGGTGGAATGCCCCTATTTCTGTACAACAATCATTTGAGCGTACCGTTCAATGGACAATGAGTCACCCAGAGTGGCTCGTAGAATAGTAGGAAAACAATGAAAACAGTTAATGATCAATTCCCAAACTTTGCGCTAACAGGCGTAAGCCCACAAAATAAATTTATAAGAGTGTATAACAACTCGGCAGGTATCTTTGAAGAAGAGCCATGGTCTGTCTTTTACTTCTATCCAAAAGATTTTACTTTTATTTGCCCAACTGAAATTGCAGAAATGGATAGGTTGGTTGACGAAGGTCTACAAGTTGTTGGATTTAGTGGAGACAATGAGCATTGCAAATTAAATTGGAAAAAGACAAACCGAATAATTAAAAACATTCGGCACCCACTTGTTGCTGATACTGGACTCTCGCTTTCAGACGAACTAGGAATAGTTGACGAAAAAGAAGGGGTGTGCCTAAGAGCAACATTTATTGTTGATCCAAATAACACGATTAGATCAGTCACGGTTAACGAGTTAGACACTGGTCGGAACGTAGACGAAGTAATACGAACCGTAAAAGCAATTCAGGCTGGCGGTTTAACAGCATGCTCTTGGAAAGAGGGAGACGATTTCGTCGGATAAGCCTTGACAAATTAGCATAAGTGTGCTAATATTAGATGTCACCATATTTACACAGAAACAAAAGGAGTAATATGAAAGACCACAAAAACACTATATTTTTAGACGTTGATGGAGTAATTAATAGCCTCGTACACCTTTACAACAGGGAACGAACTATATTTGACTCTCCAACAAACCCACACCGTGCGGGAAATTACACCGTATGGGTTCCAGAATACATGTCACAACTAGTCCAAGCCATGGAAAAGGCTACAAACCTTTACTGGCTTACCACTTGGCGAGATAAGGCCAACGAGTACATCTCACCAATACTTGGGGTATCGAGTGAACTTCCAGTTATCAACGACGGCTCCCCAATGAGATCAGTTGAATGGAAGTTTCCAGCATGCCTTGATTTAGCGAAAAATCTTAGTGCTTCTGGACAAAGTATTTACTGGGTTGAAGATTTTCATGGAATGGTTCAACCAGAACACAAACAGTACCTAACCTATGTAGACACAGACGCAAAAGGTGAAGGCGTGTTATTACCACAGCACCTCCCAGAAGCGCTCATGAGCGCCCTAACGAACGAAGGTGGCTACACTGGTCCCACACACCTAGAGGCTCCTACAACGCCATACAGACAGAATTCTATTGGCGCAAGAAACCTTTGGGTATAAAGATGACCGAAATACAAATCTTAGATAAAGGCTTTGTTAGGCTTGATGCGTGTGACGCAACAGATTTAAGCGTTGTTAATGCAGCCAGAGTAAGTTTCGGCGCAAAAAGCGAAGAATTGTCTGACAAAGACAAAGGTTTAATTGGTTTTCTAATGCGAGAAAAGCATGGGACTCCATTTGAGCACAACTTCTTTCGATTCCATATTAAAGCACCTATCTTTGTTGTTCGTGAATGGTTTCGACACAGAATTGGTTGGTCATACAATGAATACTCTGGTAGGTACTCAGAGATGCCTCAAGAAGCCTACATGCCAGCGCCAGAACAAATGCGCACACAAGTAGGCAAGCCGGGTGGATACACTTTTGAGCAAATGGAAGATTGGGAAGCAGAAACTGCTAGAACCGCTATCAAACTTGGATATTTTCAAGCGTTCAACTCATACGACCTACTGCTAAAGAAAGGCGTAGCCAAAGAGATTGCAAGACTAGTAATACCAGTCGGAGCATACACAGAATTCTACGCTACCACGAATGCAAGAGCCTTAATGAACTTTATCAATTTGCGTGCCGACTCAAACGCACAGTGGGAAATACAACAGTATGCAAATGCGCTAGAGCAGATATTTGAAAAGCAAATGCCAGCAACACATAGCCATTTCGTATACAACGGAAGAGTAGCCCCATAAGAACGTGCCCTGTTCGTCTAGAGGCCTAGGACGCCACCCTCTCAAGGTGGTAGCACGGGTTCAAATCCCGTACAGGGTACCAAAACCTAAGATAAAGTTTTATAAAAACTTGACAAACATAGAAACGTATGCTAATGTGGCATACAGGAGGTGAATTATGAACAAATCACTAAATTACAAATTATATTACAACGACAAATACACAGGGGCAAAGCATGCCTTTGACACAACACGTAAAAGCAAGTATATTGCGGAAGCGTTAGGTGAAGATAACGTAGTGGATCACACTGCCTATATATCAACCTACGACTGGCTAGAACTTGCTGATCACTGGATTGCTTGCTCAATATCACCTAGATACTATCGTGCTCTTGTAATGGGAGACAGTCCAATAAGTACAAGCAATGGATTTGCTTGGGACAAAGGTATTTGGGACATGGCGCTAAACTCAACGGCTGGCGTTATGGCGGCAGTCGAATCTGCCCTAGGCAACAAAATAGCAGGAAGTTTATCCTCAGGACTGCATCACGCAGACACCGAAGGGGGAATGGGCTTCTGTACAGTCAATGGCCTTGCTGTAGCAGCCAACTGGATTCTAAACGGAGTAGGACAAGTTCACCATGATGTCAATCACGTTACAATACTTGACTTTGATGCGCATTGTGGTGGCGGAACAGTACACTCGCTTAGAAAGTTGGAAATAGACGGCATAGTAGATCAATACGATCTATCTACAAATACTTTCGACTCATACCGAGAAGACGACACCCACACAATAGCCATCGCAAACAATGACGATGAATACCTAAACACTGTGGACGTAATTTTGGAAACAATGAATCAAGACACTGACATTGTATTGTACAATGCAGGCACAGATCCATACCCAAGCATATCACACGAGGCTCTAGCAGAAAGAGACAAAATCGTATTTGATCACTGCGTACAGAATGACATACCATGCGCATTCGTACTAGCAGGAGGGTACACGTGGTCCCAAGACATGGACAGCCTTGTCAAAAGCCACCTAAACACGGTCTATGCTGCTGAAGAAGCACTAGTATTGGAAAGAGTCTAATACCGTGACACTTACGGTAGGCAGTCTGTGCTCTGGATACGGAGGACTAGACTTAGCGTTATCAGACGTTTTAGACACAGAGACAATCTGGCAAAGCGAAATTGAAGATAACGCAAGCCATGTCATAGAGCAAAGGCTTTATGCACCAAACTTAGGAGACTTAACAAAAATTAAAGAGCCACCCAAAGTGGACATCGTGTCAGCAGGGTTTCCTTGCCAGCCGGTGTCCATGGCGGGTTATCGAGAAGGGATTAATGATGAAAGATGGCTTATTGACGATGTTTGCCGTGTTGCGGTTGAGGCTGACGCCAGATGGCTCGTTCTTGAAAACGTCAGAGGACTGCTTACCGCTAACAAAGGGGTCGCTCTTGGACGAGTCGTTGAAGCATTGGCCCTCAACGGTTTCACACGATGGGAGTGGACAACTCTACCAGCGTCAGCCGTTGGCGCACCCCACAAGCGAGACAGATGGTTCTGCGTTGCTACCAACCCCAACCGTAGCACAGGGGAGAAGCCTAACGTCAGGAATGGCGACAGGAATGGGTCGAAAGGAAGGCTCAACAGGGCAACTGAGAGTGACGCTGAACGATTTAGTTTTTCTGGATCGTCTTTTGAACGATATCAACAGTCAATTGGAAGATGGGAAGAAATTATCGGCAGACGATCTCCTGAACCATATAAAGACTACAGGCTCAATATCTGGTTTGTTGAATGGATGATGGGCTTACCAGAAGGCTGGGTTTGCGGAAAAGAACTTGGCTTAAAAAGAACAGCAACTTTAAAACTACTAGGAAATGGAATTGTTCCACTTCAAGGAGCAACTGCTCTTAGATTTTTATTTAACAATATACTGGAAGGATAAAACATGGTAATGTTAAACAAAGTAGTCAGGGCTTTAGAAGACAGCAACCCTGATGCGTTATTGGCAGACGACATTGAAGACGCCCTAATAGGCGTAGCAGTCGTACACACAAACGGAAAGCGACAGCATTTAGCAGCATACTCAATGCAAAAAGTAATTGAAGTGTTTATGCGAGACAGGGACATGTCATACGAAGAAGCATACGAATATGCGTCAATAAACACATTCTCCGCCAACGTTGGTGAACACACACCAGTTTACATTGATGAACTAAGGGAAGTAAACGCCCCTACTAGACTACTAACACCGGAAGAAATGTATGAATTTTAAATTTTGGAAAGACTGGGCGGTAGTTGATACTGATCTAAAAACGATTGTTTACAGAGGAAAGCGAGACGACTGTCTTTACATTCTTGAACACACGCCATCAAGATATATGTTCCTAAAAACAATGCCACTACATGAAGCAGAGGAGTTACTAGAACAATGGAACAATTAGAACTAATAGAAACATCGCAAAGCACAATAGAACTAAGATCAACTGTACCCCACGATGAGTACACAGAAAAATTGGCTGAGTTTTTTGACTTTCGTTTCGAAGGTGAAGTAGTTACAGAAATCAAAACATTACCAAAACTTCCAGAAACGTTCGGAATTGGAGCAATAATCGGGCCAAGCGGTAGCGGAAAGTCCACATTGTTGAAGTCCTTAAACAAAGACTGCAACTTAGACAATCCAAAATGGGATAATACAAAGTCAGTTATTTCGCACTTTGATACCCCACAAGATGGAATTGATAAATTCACCGCAGTAGGGTTCAACTCAATTCCACAAATGACGCTACCTTATGACAGGTTATCAAACGGAGAGCAGTTCCGGTGTGATCTAGCACGCCAACTAAAAAACAATGCACTAATAGATGAATACACATCAGTTGTGAACCGAGACGTGGCATTCTCAACATCAAACGCTTTTAGGCGCTACGTAACTAAAAACGACTTAACAGGAATCGTAGTAGCATCATGCCATTACGACATCTTAGAATGGCTACGTCCAGACTGGGTATTTGACACCTTTACAGGTAACTTTTACTCAGGGAGGTATCTTCAGCGACCGGAAATACAAATTGACATATACAGATCAAGTCATCACTTCTGGGACACTTTTAAAAAGCATCATTATCTAAGCACAAGCCTAAACAAAGCATCACACTGCTACGTAGGCATATGGAAAGACAACCTCGTAGCCTTCGGATCAGTACTGCGATACCCAAGCGGAACAGTTAAAAACGGTTGGAGAGCGCACAGAACAGTAGTACTGCCAGACTTTCAAGGACTAGGCATAGGAAACCGCTTCTCAGACGCAATCGGACAACACTACGTCGATGAAGGCGGAAGATACTTCTCAAGAACAGCACACCCAAGTATGGGCAACTACAGAGAACGATCAGACCTGTGGAGAGCCACCAGCAAAAACAGAAAACTGCGAAAAGACATAAAACACGAAAACGTTTGGAAAAATCATTACGCAGACAACACAAGAATATGCTGGTCACACGAATACACAGGATTGACTTAATAATCAAAATCAAATAAAATAATAGTACACCACAAAGGGAATGATATGAAAATACTAATAGCATGTGAATACTCAGCAACTGTACGAGAAGCATTCGCCAAAAAAGGGCATGACGTAATGAGTTGCGACATAGAACCCACCGACATACCAGGACCGCACTACCAAGGTGACATTTTCGACGTCCTACACGAAGACTGGGACATGATGATCGCACACCCACCATGCACCTACCTCAGCAACGCTGGGGCACGCTTCCTCTACCCAGGTGGAAAAGCAAACGGCATAAACATGGAACGATACGAAAAAGGAATGGAAGCAAGAGAATTCTTCATGAAACTCTACGACGCCAACATCCCCAAAATCTGTGTAGAGAACCCAATAAGCAGCAAAGTATACAACCTGCCCACCCACACCCAAACAATACAGCCATACGAATACGGACACCCATTCAAAAAAGCGACACGCCTATGGATCAAAGGACTACCACCACTAGAACCCACAAACATAGTAGACACATCGCAAAGCACAAAAGTGCCTGGCAACTGGTTCAACAAAGGTGGCAAAGAACGCCAAAAAAACAGAAGCAAATTCTTCCAAGGGTTCGCAGACGCAATGGCAGAACAATGGGGATAACACGTAAAAAAGATGCGAACACTAAAACTACACGGCAATAAACTTGCCCTAAACACACCATACGACAAAGACGAAGTAGACGCCCTCAAACACAGTTTCCCACAAGCACGCTGGGACCGGCTAAACAAAACATGGCTCCTACCAGTCACCGACCTACCCAAAGCAATCGAATTCTCCGAAGCGTGGGGAATCACAGTAGACGAAGAACTACAAAGACTACAACTCCCCAAACACCCCATCGGACGAACCTCCATAAGACTCAAAAACGGCAAACTCAAAATACGGCTCCCCTACGAACCAGTACAAGTAACCGCCCTCAAAACAATCCCAGGAATACAATGGGACCACAACAAAAACGAATGGTCAGCACCATACAAAACAGTCCACGACATAATACAATGGGCAACCAACTTCGACATAGAAGTACCAGAAAGCATACTAGAACAAGCCGAAATAGAACTACGACAAGCACAACACTCCCAAGACCTAGCAAACGCCGAAACAGCCAACATAAACGTACCCAACCTACAACTAGAACTCTACCCCTACCAAAAAGCAGGAGTAGCCTACGCAACAGAAAAACAGCGCTGCTTCATAGCAGACGAAATGGGCTTAGGCAAATCACTACAAGCCCTAGCCGTAACAGAATACACCAACCAATACCCAGCACTAATCATCTGCCCATCAAGCCTCACCGAAGACTGGAACACAAAAATCAAAGAGGCATTACCAAACCGCACAACCCAAACCATACAGGGACGCAAAACCCCCAACATGACTGAAACCGATTACACCATAATTGGCTACCCAAACATACACGCACAAAAACCCCACCTAAATCAACAAAACTACAACACACTCATACTCGACGAGTCACACTACTGCAAAAACAGAACCGCCCAAAGAACAAAAGCCGCAAAAAACTTAGCCAAAAACATACCACCAGAAGGAAACGTACTACTCCTAACAGGGACACCAATCACCAACAGGCCATCAGAATACGCCCCACAACTTGAAATAATACAAAAAATAGACGAATTTGGCGGACTATGGAACTTTTACAAACGCTACTGTGACGCCTACAAAGACCAATGGGGACACTGGCAAATCTACGGATCAAGCAACCTAAAAGAACTCCACAACAAACTCAAAACCCACTGTTACATACGAAGAGAAAAACAAGACGTCCTACCAGACCTACCACCAATCACCTACAGCACAATAACCACCCAAATGTCACCAAAG